AGCATTACATGGCTTAACCAAGTTTAGTATGGAGGACGCTCCTGCGAACAGCTTCTTTTTAGAGTACTTATCAAGACCACCTACGGCTGAAATATTCTTTGAGGATGTTTTAATGGCACTAGTTTTTTATGGAATGCCAATATTAGCGGAAAATAATAAACCTCGTTTGTTGTATTATTTAAGACGTAGAGGTTATAGAGGTTTCAGCATGAACAGACCAGATAAAATATGGAATAAATTATCTGTTGCTGAAAAAGAAGTTGGCGGAATACCTAACTCTTCTGAAGATATAAAGCAAGCTCATGCGGCTGCAATTGAGATGTATATACAAAGTCACGTTGGTATAAAACAAGATGGATCACATGGTGATCTTTATTTTAACGAATTGTTAAACGACTGGGCTAGATTTGATATAAATAAAAGAACGAAATTTGACGCAACTATTAGCTCTGGATTAGCTATAATGGCTAACAATAGACATTTGTACGCTCCTAATGCTAAAATTGAAAAACCAGCTTTAAATTTAAATATAGCTAAGTATTCAAATAAAGGTACTTCGTCAAAAATAATTAAAAGATAAATATGATTAGACAATCCATAAAAAGTTATTTTCCTAGCCAAGTCGTTAGCGATTTAGAAAAGATAAGCTATGAATATGGTTTAGAGGTTGCTAAAGCTATAGAGCAAGAATGGTTTTATAATGATACAAGTGGTAATAGATATGATAGTAATATTAATAATTACCACAAGTTAAGATTGTATGCTAGAGGTGAGCAATCAATACAGAAATATAAAGATGAATTGTCTATAAACGGTGATTTGTCTTATTTAAATTTAGACTGGAAACCAGTACCTATTATACCTAAATTTGTAGATATAGTTGTTAACGGTATAGCTGATAGGCTTTATGATATAAAAGCTTACTCAATGGATCCAGCTGGCGTTAGCAAAAGAACTGAGTATATGGAAACTATACTAAGTGACATGAGATTAAAAGAGTTTGATGCTGCGACACAAGAGGCTTTAAATGTTAATCTTTCACAAACCCCTCCAGAAGAACTTCCAGATTCGGAAGACGAACTACAACTCCACATGCAACTTAATTACAAGCAAGCCGTAGAAATAGCTGAAGAACAAGCTATTAACACGTTAATGGAAGGTAATAAATACGATTTAACTAAAAGAAGATTTTTCTATGATTTAACAGTTTTAGGTATTGGTGCAGTAAAAACTTCTTTTAACACTTCTGAAGGAGTTAAAATTGAATATGTTGATCCAGCTAATTTAGTTTACTCTTATAGTGATTCACCTTATTTTGAAGATTTATATTATGTTGGAGAGGTTAAGGAAATACCTATAAACGAATTAGTAAAAGAGTTTCCACATTTAGACGAAAAAGAATTAGAAGAAATAATCAGTAATAAATCTGGTCTTAATAAAAGAACTAACAAGTTAGAAAACGATAATAATAAAGTACAAGTTTTATATTTTAATTATAAAACTTATATGAATGAAACTTATAAAGTTAAAGAAACTGGAAGTGGTGCTATGAAAATAATACCAAAAGATGATTCTTTTAATCCACCAGAAGATATTGAATTCAACTATTCTAAACTACAAAGATCTGTAGAATGTCTTTTTGAGGGCGCTATGATTCTTGGTACAGAGAAATTACTTAAATGGGAAAAAGCTCATAATATGATTCGTCCTAAAAGTGATTATACTAAGGTTAAAATGAATTATGCTATTTGTGCACCTAGGATGTACGAGGGTAGAATAGAGTCTTTAGTTAGTAGAACTATTGGCTTTGCTGATATGATTCAGTTGACACATTTAAAGTTACAACAAGTATTATCAAGAATGGTTCCTGATGGTGTTTATTTAGACGCTGATGGACTTGCTGAAATAGATTTGGGTAATGGAACTAATTACAACCCGCAAGAGGCGTTAAACATGTTCTTCCAAACAGGTTCTGTTATTGGTAGATCGTTTACTCAAGATGGTGACCAAAACCCTGGTAAAACTCCTATACAAGAAATAACATCTGGTAATGGTGGTGGTAAAATACAAAGTTTAATATCTACCTATAATTACTATTTGCAAATGATAAGAGATGTGACGGGGTTAAATGAAGCTAGAGATGCTTCTACCCCAGATTCTAAATCATTAGTAGGTATACAAAAAATGGCCGCAGCTAACTCTAACGTTGCTACTAGACATATACTACAATCTGGATTATTCTTAACAGCAGAAGTTGCAGAAGCTTTATCATTGAGAATATCTGATATTATAGAATATTCACCAACTAGAGATGCTTTTATACAAGCTATAGGATCACATAATGTAGCTACATTAAAAGAAATGTCTGAGTTACATTTATATGATTTTGGTATATTTTTAGAATTACAACCAGATGAAGAAGAAAAACAATTATTAGAAAACAATATACAAGCATCGATATCACAAGGAGCTATTGACTTAGAAGATGCTATTGATCTTAGGCAAGTTAGAAATGTTAAACTAGCTAATCAAATGTTAAAGATTACTAGAAAGAAAAAAGCAGAACAAAAAGCCCAACAAGAACAAGAACTAGCTAAAGCACAAGGAGAAGCACAAGCTCAAGCTTCTCAAGCAGCAGCGCAAGCGGAAACGCAAAAAGCTCAAGAACTACATCAATTAGATGTTAATTTAGAGCAAATGAAAGCTCAATTTAAATCTCAACAGATGCAAGAGGAGGCTGCAATTAAAAAGGAATTAATGCAGTTAGAGTTTGAAATCAATATGAAGCTCCAACAAATGAATATGGAGGAGACTAATATGAAAGACACTATAAAGGAAGATCGTAAGGATCAAAGAACAAAAATGCAAGCATCACAACAAAGTGAACTTATAGATCAAAGAAATAACAAAAAACCGCCTAAAAACTTCGAGTCTTCAGGTAATGATATTATGAGTGGAGACTTTGGTTTAGGAGCGTTTGATCCTAAGTAAATTTATTAACTATTATTATATTATATTATGGCAAAAAAACAAGAAAAAGAAAAGCCAGTAGCGGATAACGAAACTGGAAAAATAAAAGTAAAAAAACTAAAAAAATTTAATAAAGAAGAAATTAACGACGAAAATATAAAGGTCGATTTAAAAGCTTTAGCTAAAAAAGGAGAAGAAATTTCTAAAGTTAAAACTGAAGAAAAACCTAAAGAAGAAAAAGTTGAAGAAACTAAAATTGAAGAAGTTGTTGATAAAAAACCTGAACCACCAGTTGAAGAAACTAAAGTTGAGGTAAAAGAAGAACCTAAAGAGCAACCTGTTTTAGAAGAAATAAAAATAGATGAATCTAAGAAAGTAGAAGAAGTTACTGAAGTAGCTAGTGAAGCTATTAAAGAATCTATGAGTAGTGGAAAGTCTTTACCAGAAGGAGTTCAAAAACTAATGAACTTTATGGAGGAAACAGGTGGTGATATAAACGATTATGTAAAGTTAAATAGAGATTATAAAGAGATGGATAATCACACTTTACTAAAAGAATATTATAAAGAGTCTAAACCACATTTAAGTAATGATGAGGTAGACTTTTTAATGGAAGATAAATTCTCTTACGACGAAGAGGCGGATGAAGAGAGAGATATTAAAAGAAAAAAACTAGCATTAAAAGAGCAAGTTGCGGATGCTAGACAGCACTTAGACGGCTTAAAGTCTAAATACTATGAAGATATCAAAGCTGGATCGAAGCTCACGAGTGAGCAACAGAAAGCAATAGATTTCTTTAATAGATACAATAAAGAAGAGAAAGCTAACGAGGCTCTTAAACAAGAAGCGGTAGATACTTTTCAAAATAAAACTAATTCAGTTTTCAACAAAGAGTTCAAAGGTTTTGAATTTAACGTTGGTGAGAAAAAGTATAGATTCAATGTTAAAGATGCGGAAGGGGTGAAGGAAACTCAAAGCGACATTAATAATTTTGTCAAAAAGTTTTTGAACAAAAATAATCAAATGGAAGACGCTCAGGGTTATCATAAATCTCTATACACAGCTATGAATGCTGATGCTATAGCTAAGCACTTTTACGAACAAGGAAAATCAGATGCTATGAAAGATAGTATTGAAAATTCTAAAAACATCAACATGAATCCACGACAGCAACATAGTGGTGAGATTAATGCTGGTGGTTTAAAAGTAAAGGTTCTTGGTGATGACTCTACTTCTTTGAAATTTAAAATTAAAAACAAAAAGTAAATTAACAATTTAAAACAACAAAATTATGGCAACATTAACACCCGGTGCTAGTTTGAACTCAGTACCTGCTTCACAGAGGCAAGTATTAAGTACTAACTACATCGATTTTACCTCAGGTGCTGGAAACGACTGGGGTCAACAATACCTGCCTGACTTGATGGAAAAAGAAGCTGAAGTTTTTGGAAACAGAACTATCGGTGGATTTTTAGAGCAAGTTGGAGCGGAAGAATCTATGACTTCTGACCAAGTAGTTTGGTCTGAACAAGGTAGATTACATTTATCATATATTGGAGCATTAACTAGTAATACTGCAACACCAGCCGGTCATCAAGGTGGTACTATTAACGTAACTACAGATATTGATGGTAATTCAATCACATTAACTTCTGGTGGTGGTACTTTTTACCCTAACAACGCAGGTGTAGCACAACCAGATCACGGTATTAGAGTGAACGATATGTTATTAATTGCAAGCGCTAGTATAACTGCTAGAGTTATTGTAACTGACATAATAGCTCCTGGATTAGCAAATGCCGGTGATATAGGTGTAGCTACTTATGATGCTACTGCGAACACTGGTAGATTACTTGATCTAGGATACGGAGCGGCTGATGCAGTTAGAATATTAGTTTATGGTTCTGAATACAAAAAAGGTGATACTGGTAGAGATGGTGCGGTTACACCTACGTTCAAGTCATTCTCTAACAAGCCAATCATATTAAAAGACAAGTATGAGATCTCTGGATCTGATGCGTCTGCAATTGGTTGGGTTGAAGTTTCTGGAGAAGACGGACAATCTGGATACATGTGGTATTTAAAAGCTGAAGGTGATACTAGACAACGTTTCTCTGATTACATGGAAATGTCAATGATTGAATCTGTTACTGGTGACCCTGCTCAGTCTTCTGCTGACACAGTTTTACTTCAAGCTAACTTTGGTACTGAAGGTTTATTCCAAGCTATCGAAACAAGAGGTAACTCTTCTAACGGTATTACTGGAGCTGGTGCAGCTGACTTAGTTGACTTTGATCAAATATTAACTGAGTTTGACCGACAAGGTGCGATTGAAGAAAACATGTTATTCTTAGATAGAGCTACTTCGTTAGCTGTTGATGACATGCTTGCTTCAATGAACGGACCATGGAATGGTGGTACTTCTTACGGTGTATTTGACAACGAAGAAGATATGGCACTTAACCTAGGTTTCTCTGGTTTCCGAAGAGGTTCTTATGACTTCTATAAATCAGACTGGAAATACTTAAATGACTTCGCAACAAGAGGTTCGATTAACTCTTTTGATACTGTTAACAAGATCAGAGGTGTATTCGTTCCTGCTGGTGTGTCTTCTGTGTATGACCAAACACTAGGTAAGAATCTTAAACGTCCTTTCTTACATGTACGTTACAGAGCTTCTCAAACAGATAATAGAAAAATGAAAACTTGGACCACTGGTTCGGTTGGAGCTACTACTTCTGATTTAGATGCGATGGAAATGCACTACTTATCTGAAAGATGTTTAATCGTTCAAGGTGCAAATAACTTCATGTTATTAAAAGGATAAGCACTTATTTTTAAAAGAACCGGGGCTTCGGCCTCGGTCCTTTTATTTTATTAATTTTATTATATATTATATTATGGCAAAAAAAGAAAAAATGACACAAGAGCCTGAATTAGGCAAGAATATATCAGATGCTAAAAAGCAGATGATAAAAGAAAGAATTGAGATTGACAAGGTATCTCAAGCTAAAAACCAAAGAGCTGCTAGAAAAGTTTCAAGTAAACTAGAAGAAAATTGGGAAATAAAAGATAGAACGTATTATTTAACTAATAATAAACAACCCTTGAGCTATTCTATGAAATCAAGAAGTATACATTGGTTTGATGAAGAAAAAGGTTACGAAAGAGAACTTAAACTAACTTCTAACCAAACAACTTGTTTTGTAGACGAATTTAAGGGAGATCAAGAGAGATTAGAACATATAATTTTTAGAAATGGAGCCCTGTTTGTTCCAAAAAATAAAGTTGTATTACAAAAAATGTTATCTTTATATCACCCATGGAAAGGTAAGTTGTATAAAGAATGGCAACCAGAAATTCAAGCTAGTGATGAATTAGATTGGTTAGAATTTGAAGCAGAAGCTTTAATGGCTGCTAAAAACTTAGATATTGATATGACAGAAGCTGTTTTACGAGCAGAAATCGGTTCTGAAGTATCTAACATGACATCTAAGCAATTAAAAAGAGATTTGTTACTATTTGCTAAGAAAGACCCTAGATTGTTCTTAGAATTAGTTACTGATGATAATATTCAATTGAGAAATTTTGGTATTAAAGCTGTAGAAGCTGATATAATCCATCTTTCTCCAGATCAAAGAACGTTTACTTGGGGTTCTACAAAAAGAAAACTAATGAATGTTCCGTTTGACGAACATCCATATTCAGCATTAGCTGCTTGGTTTAAAACCGACGAAGGAATGGATATCTATAAACAAATTGAAAAAAGAATGTAAATAATAATAGTAGTCACCCTTCGGGGTGACTGCATTATTTAAATTTAATATTATGACAGAAAAATCAAAAGGATTAGGTGATTCAATAGAAAAAATAACAAAAGCAACTGGAATAAAAAAAGTTGTTGACACAGTTAGCAAGGCAACTGGGAAAGATTGTGGTTGTAACAAAAGGAAGGATACTTTAAATAGATTATTTCCTTACAATATTAAATAAAAGAAATTATGGTTAATATAGATACGGTATATCAAAAAGTTTTAATGTTTACTAACAAAGAGCAGAGAGGCTATATTACACCTCAAGAGTTCAATCTATTTGCAGATCAAGCTCAAAAAGAAATATTTGAACAATATTTTTACGATTTAAATCAATTATCAAGAATATCAAGTAATAGCAAAGAGTATAGTGATATAGTAGATAATGTAAACGAAAAAATAGCTATATTTGAAAAATATCAATTAGGGGCTGTAACACTTACTCCAGGTACAAATTATAAAACAGG